GATTTTGGAGATTGAGTCACTTCATATACGTCCGGAACTGTAGCACCAACACCGTCAACCTGTAACGTACCTTTTCTTGCCACACGTCCAGTGTGGGGATTCGAACTATTTGCCACCGTTCCATTTCCTGAACCGGTATTTCTATCCAACTTTACCCAAATAGGTTTTGCCATAATAGTAATATTTTAAATTAAACAATATATTAATTCTACTCAGTCTGAACAATAGTCCATACAGTATTAGACATGATATCCACATCAGCCATATAGTCATTATCAGGAGTGAGCCATATGTGTTTGGGAGTCACTTTTACATATTTTTTTTGCCCAACATCACAGACAACCCCTATCGACACCTTCATGCCCGTTGCCGAAGCGGAAACCTTCATCTCATCAGCTTTGGCCGAGACATTTCCAATGCCCTTGATAGCTTCGATATGTACAGATATACATCCCATTTTACACTGTCTTTATACCGGTATTCATCTTATCTACCTCTACTCTTGTTCCACCTTCATAGTCGGAGTCAGGAAGGTAAGCCGTAGTCTCCAGCCAGATTTCCCCCGATCCGATTATCTTTGTGTCTATGTAGCAGGTGTAGCTATTCTCATTAATGCGTACCATCTGAGACTTCTCTATCACCTGTGAGGCGGAGAAGACAAAGAAGCGGCATTGGAAGTCCACATCATCCATCGTCAGCCCCGAAGGGAGGTCGATGGAGATTGCCAACTTGATTATTGTACCTTTTGCTCGCATATATATTATCTTGATTCTTTGTTGTTATACATTGAACAAAACTCAACTACTTGGAGAAGTAAAGTTTAAACCACCAGTATTAGGAGCGTCTTTTCCACTATACACGTTGAGCATAAATAAGAATAAATTAATATCGTTATAATAGACTCGCATGCTAGTACTTGATGTATAAACTCGATCTACAAACCATATACCCAGTGTTGCACTTGCTCCTTGAGTGTTTAAAATAGGCTCAATCATGGCAAAATTATCACTATGACCGACTACGTAATATTTTAATTTAGAACCGTTCCAATGAGCGATCAACCTTATAAATGACCCTTCCGATCTCATATAGCACGTCCTAATTTCTACACCTTTGTAGTGTATACCTGTAGCTGAGTAATTAGTATCTCCTCCACCTTCCCTATAAATATTTGCACTACCATCAAATGATCGGGAAGCAGTACTTACAATTGTGAATTCAACTCCATCAAACTTCTTATCATTAGGCAAACGCAAGGAAGAAGTTCCGCTAAATAATATGTTCACTTTACTGTAAGCAACCTTGTCGGGATCTACTGAAGTACCATTAGCTTGTATAGGAGTATTGGTCGCAAATCCATATACATGTCCCCCATTCGAATATTGATCCCCTGTTTTAAGATTGAATGCCAGATTAGGTTTAAAATTCCCACCCTGCGGATTTTCCTGATTAAATTCTTGATAATTGGAGGTTGGATTCCCATCAGCATCTATTCCTTGTTGAGAGAACATAAAGTCTCCTTTAAATATAGCCTGTGAAAGATGTGCAAAATCTTTCATTGTAATTGAATCTGCCACCACACTACCCTGAAACTCATACTCTTCGGATATTGGGTCAAGTTTAAATACAATATTTCCACCCACAAGAGCAAAGATTCCCGTTCTTTTCTCTCCATCGACTGTAATACAATCTCTTCCTAATGCAATACCGGTCAGTTTCCCACCACTATCCTTTGTACCGGAAAACATCTTCGGAGAAACGACATATTCGCCATCTATCAGTGTCTTATTATTATCCCATCGTTCTACCCAAGGAAGGAGATTTGCATCCTCTCCCGGTTTGCCATCTGCACCCGGTTCGCCGTCCTTCCCGTAATGCCCAAACAGGTGATAATTCTTATACTCTCCCCATTTCCCATCCTGTAGAGTACGTTCACAAGTATACTCATAAGGATAAGTTTCCGATGCTCCACGAGGATTATCCACCCACCAGAGTACATCTTCCCAGTATGTTTCATTAGTCGGAGCAATCCCCGAATGCGCCTGAATAGCTACCTTGTATACATCATTGTATTTTACTATGTTACCTGCCGAATAGAATTTTGAGCTACTATATTCAGGAGCATCACCAATGTATTCGTTAACATATTCGTTGGATGTCGGAAGGTCAATAACATTACGCTTAGACTTTGCAAGCAGGTAAACCTGCTCCTCGGTCTTGGAGTCCGTTGGGAATATGACAGGTTCGCTCCAGGAAGGAGTTGTTTTACTATCAATCACTGCAGTGGAATACCAGCAGGTCGTTGGATCGAGCATACGGAACTTGACTCTGTCCTCGTTACTGCTTGTGCTGCCGTCTTTCGTATATACAATCTCAACAAAGTGACTGCCGGCTGTAGGCACTGCAATATCCACCACCGCATTGGTTACTCCACTTCCCTCCCAGGCATGTTCGTTGTCCATGCGATAGGACGTATCAAGGGCTTCTACGATACCCTTGTCGTAGTTCTGCTCGGATGATACATCAATCTCTATATGTATCATCTGATTAGCTCTTCTTGTCGTAAATGACACCCTTTGCTTGTATGTCGAGGAATGAGATGTAGGAGATGGAGAGACATAGTAATCACCGTCTTTTGTAAAGTTACCCGAATACGAGAAGGTAATATCCTCCCGATCCGGAGAAAGGGACCATCCTGCCGGATTTGTACCGGTAGGCGTAGCAGGCTTTCCGAAAGCATACTTATACCGTAGCTCCGTATATTTTCCCGGCAATCCCTTGAATCGTATAGGATCACCCCATGTGCCGGAAGAAGCGCTTGAAGCGACCTTCTGAGAAATCCAGACAACATCTTTTGTTGCGTTAGTGTGCCATCCTCCGCTTGTCCCGCTTCCGGTCGGACGGGATGGTTCATCTTCGCTGTCATGGTATGTAATGAAAACACTCAGGCCATCCGTGCCGTCAGTACCATCTGTTCCGTCCTGACCGTCCGCAACCATCAACTCCCAAGCGGTGCCGTTATAGATATAGACGATACCATTACTGGTATTGCGATAAGCCCAGTTTTTTTGAGGATTGGCAGGAGCGCTTGATAAATCCCCTTTCCACGTAATACTGAGACCGTCTTTACCATCTTCACCATTTATACCGTCAAGCCCCTTCTTCCCGTCTGAGACAACAGCAATCGTTTCGCGGTCGATCAGTACTACTCCCGATGTTTCATTGTAAAGCCGGAACTGTATCTTATCTGTTATCCCGGAGACGGATATTTGCTTATCCGGAGTATAGCTAGTCGCATTCCCTGAGTCTATAATATAATCCATTGAGTAGCCAACCGGCAGAGAGGATACGACAGTAGAAGCTCCGTCGGTCTTCATTACCCGGCAGGATATATTCGAGACATCACTGTTCCCGTCAGCATCTCTCTTTATGATATTGATCGACGGCTGAAGCGAGTAAATGACCGCGTTCTGACCATTTGTTCCGTCGGTCCCATTCTCTCCATTCTCCCCCGGCTTCACTTTGTTTATCGATAAATGCAGGGTACGTTCATACTGAGAACCTTTGTATGTTACCCGTCCCGTTATGGGTATACGAATTACATCAGCCACCGCAGCAGTAATAGCTGTTACCTTAACTATCCCCGTGCTACGATCAGCCGTTGCTGTCACACCTGTGATGCTGCCTACAGAAAGAGAATCAAGGGAAAGTTCAGTCGTTCCATAGAACATGGAGAATGTTGTTGTGACAGGCAAACCGGATACCACTGTCCCGTCCAGAGAGCAAGCTACAGACTGCATTTCATCGTCAAGATCAGCAGAGATGCTTCCTTCTCCATCAAGACCATTCTTACCATCCTCAGTCATTACATACCATGCGCCATCCTGGTATACGTAGCATTTCTTGTCGGTGGTATTACGGTACCAGTATCCGTTCTGAGGATCTGCCGGAGCAGAAGAGAATTCTCCCATAAAAATGAGGCTTGTACCGTCTTTGCCGTCAGTGCCATTCGTACCGTCCTGCCCGTCTTTACCCGGTTCACCCTTGAGATTCTCCTTTGTCTCCTCGTCCAGATTATCCCATGTAAGGACCACTCCTTTCATGGAGCATACATATTTGTTTTTCGACGCGTCCCAATGCCACGAAATGGCACCTCCGGCTATATATCCGGATTTATCCGTAGCAAACTTCGCTGATCCGTCTCCAAACTCTGCGGTTCCGTCCGGATAGATACAGTAAACTACATGCCCTGTAGAGTCTGTACCTTTGATCATGCCGTTTTCGCAGTAGAAACCTTTAAGACCGTCCGTTCCAGGAAGCTCTCCGCCCATACGGATTTTCGTACAACCGGCAAAACTCTTGCTGTTGATACCAAACAGAATATCGATTGCAGGCTGTCCACCTTCATCGGCATGCAGATAGATCGCACTCTGACGATTTACATCCTTCGAGTTACCGAACTGAACAATCTCATCACCGATGGCCGGAGTCGTCATGCCAGACAAGGCCGGATCGACAGCTTCCATGCCATCCACATAGCCTATACCACCGGTAAAATCACTAACGGGTATGACGATTGTATCAACACCGTCAATCTTGCGTATTTCAGATATCTCGACCCAATAGCCTTTAAGGGTACCATTCGTCCAATCCTGACACCGGATGAAATCGTGTGCGACAAAAGACATCTCATCCTCGATAGTCACCAGCCAGTTCTGCCCCGACTCATCCAGCGTGGCAGTCTTTATACGACCGCATGCCTGAGTGATGCCCAGTGCACCCTTCACCGCGCGGATCTTCTGCCATTGTCTCGCGAACAACAAGACTGTCTATCTCCAGCTTCCATTTGCCCTTGATATACTCCCACAGCTTCCATCCATGGCCGGCAAATCCGGACACGAAGTCTTCGACGTATTCTTTAACGCCGTTTGACAACTTACGTCCTGTCGCTTTCACAGAACAAAGAAATCCGTAGAACTTACCGTTACTTAGTATTGCCATATTATTCTAATTCTTCAATCAATGAATCTTCAATTTCTTCTATCAACTCTCCGCCACGCACTACCAAACCGGCATTGGCTGCAGAAAATCCTTCCGACACAAATCCCTTACCGAGAGTTATCAATCCTTCTGCCTTATCATCTTCAATGCTGCTAAGGGAACGACGTTCAATCTCATCAATAATTCTTTTTGCCGAAAATGTATTGCGATCCGTAGGAACAGTCTTGTCATTCAAACCAATGAGATATATACTCGTTCCTCCACTTCCTGACACAGAACCGGTATATGCCTGTCCCTTGTATGTAAGAGAATCAAGTTTACTCTCTATCTCGCCTATACGCGAATATGAGGCAGTCTCTCCAACCGTATAAATTGGATGATCGTAAGGAATATCCAGCGGCCACTCAAAACCAATTATTCTGGATTGTCTGCTCTTAGGAAAGAAAGCCTTATTGATCAGGTTAACTTTGTCTCCCACCTCATAGGTGATAATATTCCCATTATTATAGATGAACTCAGGGTCCATATCACAGTCGTAGGTGGAAGGATCAATCATAGACTTCTTCACATAGTCTTTTGCCTTTTTCAATAACTCATCTTCGGCGTCAGGAATCAGTCCCTCTGAAACGTAAGCTGTATCAAAGCCATAAAGTACATATGTGTCAGAATTAGCAGGGAACAATACGTCATCAGGGAGGTAACGCCCGTAATCCTCATTGCGTACAATTTCGAAAGTTGCACCGGAATCATCACTATCCTGCAGAAGCAATTCAAAATCCAGACCAGCGAGTTTACCTGTCTGAAAGATTAAGCGGAAACTTTTTCCGTCCAGTCGGAAGTCATTTGTAAAATTCTTAAGTCCTGCATCCTTGAACGTATAGATACGATATTTATCCCCTGTTGGATTATCGTCCTCATCAAGTTCATCTTCCTCGCGGTATGTTACATTTGATAATGTGCCGACATATTTGGGATATTCATCTTCAAAGATTACAATCTCCTCTATAGCTTCTTCTTGTGACATCTCCACATTATTCTTGTCGTCATAATGTGTTTCACCAATGTATATACGCTCCCCTGAAGGGCTATAACGGTAAGCATCTACATAAGAGACCTCCTCCGGGAGCATAAGACGTTTCTGGACCACACCATTTAAGGTGAGCTCCTTGTCGTCTTTGCTGAAGTAGCTGTCAGGTACCTTTCCCTTGATGATGTTGTCAATCGTATATCTGTCACCAAAAGAAGCCGTAACTCCACTCGGCAATTGTATAACATTAGCCGAATCTCCTGTTAAATGGTCCGGATTATATACACAAGAGAATGTATTACCCGAATTTAGTCCGGAAAGGAAGGTTACTGTAGCATCTGCAGATGATCCTTTGAACAGAGTTATATCGTATGAAACATAAGCCGAGAAGGAATCGTTCAGAATAGAGGACTCACGAGATGGAACACGTACATATATTCTAATCTTTAGATCTGTGGCATTTCCTTCAATCTGTAAAGAAGAGGATACAGCAAACGCTACAGATACTTCGTATTGCTGATCCTGATCTAAGGTTACCGTTTGGTTACCTATAGAAACTTCTTTAGTTGAGCCGGATACTTTATAGATATAAGAGGCCTTCAATACATAATCACCGACGGGAAGAAAAGAACGCCCCGCTCCGATTGAAGGAATAACCGTAGATACATTAATTGATATGCCATCTCCTGAGGAAACCTTATAATCCCCTGAAGGCAACGAAGCTACAATATCAGTGTCATGCGTCCATTCTGTATATGACGCGGTAAAAGCACCACTACCTATGCCCTCATTTACTGGATATTCCTCCTTATGAACCACTCGGTCAGGAAAGTACTTTATATCAAGAGGCCTTGCTGTATCAGATATTTCCCTGCCATTGACCTGCTTGACATCAAAAATAAGATTCTTACGGTAAGTAGAAGGAATGTTACGAGTAGAACCAAAAGCATAAACACGAGTAGCATAGGTTGTCTGGCTGTCACTGCGTGTCATACTGTTGACGTTCACATTCTCAGTATCTGTCAAATCACCGGCCTTGAAATCTACGGGAGAGCTGTATTCACAGCGTCCGAAATGAATTGTCTTATCCGTTATCCACCACTCGCATTCCCATGTCTCCGCCATTTGGGTAAGGGCATCAATCAGGTTTACGCTATCATACGAAACGAGCTTGGAAGTGTTTTCAACCGTAGTGTCAATCTCATATTTAAAATCCTCTTCTCTATATTTGTATCCGAGTGATTTCAGGTTATCAAGGAAGACTTTAAGATGAACGTCAAGAGTGGCTGTCAGGTTCCAGCTAGCTTCTCTTCCACTACTTTGAGGAGTATAGAAGAACTTCTTATTTTTCCACTTCCAATAGTAAGCATCAAGCTTTAATTCGTAGTCATATCCCCCGGTAGTAGTATTGTAAGTAGGCTTATACAAGTCTACAAGCTCAAACAGGCCAATATTCTCGTCATCAATGTAATCCCCAAGCTGAAAGTAGACAGGTTCAGCTAATGAGAACTTGAGAGTAATGTAATCAGAACTCATTAGCTGGAACTTTCTTTTACTACCTTCGTTGATAGGAGTAGAAAGACGGATGTTGCCGGATATGTCTTTGATGTCTACTA